GTTGATTGTGCGCGAGCGGCGGCTGGGGGGCTGGCATGGCGCTGTCTGAGGCGGATCGCGTCCGGATGTTGGAGGAGATGGCGACGGACATGACGTTGAAGGCGACGCAGCGCTTGCGCGCGTTCGAGGAGCTTGGGCGTATCGAGTCGCGGCGTACTGGGGCGGCGGCGGCACCTGAGCCGGATGAGGTTGCGCCGGATCCGATGGCGGATCTGGATGAGATGGAGCGCGCGCGGCAGAAGCGCGGGCGGCGGAGGGCCGCGTGAGTCGCGATTGGCGGCTGTTCGGGTACGGTGTCGTGTGCGGCGCCTGTTGGACGGTGCTGGCGGGTGCAGCAATCGCCGCCACTGTCTGGGTGCTGCTGGTATGACCGCGACGGTCGTGCAGTTGGGCGTGAAGCCGCGGCGGCGGCGGACGTTGGTGCCGTTCACGGTGGAGCACTTCAAGGTGTATGCGTCGCGCTTGGTGTTCGATGACGGGTCGCGCCGCGAGCCGGAGCCGTGGCAGCTGGACTTCGCTCGCGAGGTGTTTCGCGGCATCAACGCGGTGTTCTCGAGTTCCGCGCAGCAGGACGTGGCGGAGGCGTGGTTGTTGGTGCCGGAGGGCAACGGCAAGACGACGTTCGTGGCGGAGCTCGGCTTGTATGGCGCGGATTGGGCGGCGCGCCCGTGGATCCCGGTGGGTGCGAGTTCGCGCGATCAGGCCAAGACGCTGTACACCCAGGCGAAGGGCTTCGTGGATGACACGCCGGGGATGAGCCATCGCTTCAAGTGCTTCGATGGGTACCGCTCGATCCTCCCGATGCGCGACGGCAAGAAGCGGCCGGGGCGCGGCATCGAGATCTGCCCGTGGGACCCGGCGACGAACGACGGCGTGATCCCGTGGCCGTACTTCATCTGCGACGAGCTCCATCGGCACCCGGACATGAGCTTGTGGCGGCTGTGGAAGGGGAAGGCGCGCAAGCGTCACGCGGTCGGCATCGGCATTAGCACGGCCGGGGCGCCGGGCGAGGAGTTCGAGGAGGCGCGCGACCGGGTGCGCGAGTCGTGCGAGCTCGTGAAGCGGGCGCACGGCGGCGCGTTGTATCGCGGCAACCGGATGAGCATGTGGGAGTACCGGCTGGATCGTCCGGAGCAGGCGAGCGACCCGAAGGCGGTGGCGCGAGTCAACCCGCTGAGCACCGTGACGGCGGCGATGATGGCGGAGGAGCTCGCAAGCCCGACGCTCGACATGGGTGACTTCAAGCGCTTGAAGGGCAACATCCCGGCGCGGAGCTCGTTCGCAGCGATCACTGACGACGAGTGGGCGGACGCGACCAGCGAGATGTTCTGCATCCCGGAGGGCGAGCGCATCGACGCAGCGCTCGATCTGGGCTGGAAGCACGACACGACGGCGCTCGTCAGCGAGTGGCGCGGGCCGGGATTCAAGCTGCTCGACGAGGCTCAGGTGATCGTTCCGCCGCGCGACGGGACATCGTTGCACCCGGACAAGGTGAAGGCGATGCTGTACAACCGGCTGGAACGCAACCCGATCGACGCGCTGGTGATGGACACGAGCGACGGCGAGGACATCGCCAGCTGGGCCGCCGACGAGCTCGGGTTGACCGTGATCGACCGGCCGCAGGGCAACGATCTGGCCGTGCTCGACTACAAGAACTTCATGCGCGATCTGCGCACCGGCCAGCTGAAGCACGTCAAGCGCTGCCCGTTGCTGACGCGCCACTCGATGAACGCGATTGGCCGTCGCTTGCCGCGCGGCGACACGCGCTTCGATCGGCCGCACGCTTCCCGGCGCGACGTGCACAAGCAGGACACCCGCGTCATCGATGCCCTGACGGCGGCCGGGATGGTCAACACTCACACCTGCTTGCCGCCGCAGAAGACGTTCGATCTGAGCGCGTTCAGGATCCGCACCGTATGACCGTTCGGCTCTGCAAGTGCGGGTGCGGCGGGCCGGTCCGTTCGGTGGGCGCGCTCTTCCAGCGAGGGCACAACGTGCGCCACCCTGATCACGTGCGCCAGCCGAGCACTACCTGCCGCGTGGAGGGCTGCCCGGAACCCGTCGTCGGCAACGCGCGCTGTCGAGGCCACCGGAACGAGCATGTGCGGCTATGGCGCGGCGTCACCCGCGAGCAGTACCACGCGATGCGCGAAGCGCAGGGCGACTTGTGCGCGATCTGCGGCCTGCCCGAGCAGCAGGTCACGGCGAGCGGTGGACCGAAGCTGCTAGCGATAGACCACGATCACGAGACGCTGGCCGTTCGGGACCTGCTCTGCTCGTGGTGCAACAACATGTTGGGGCTGGCGCGGCATGACCCGGCTGTCTTGCGGGCCGCCGCGGAATACGTCGAGCGCCACCGGGAGAACGCCTGATGGAGTCAGCACAGCAGCGCGAGGAGCGCATCGCCCGCCTAGAGGAGAGCCGCGCGGCGCGCGGCTACGCGGGTACCGGCATCAGCGCGATCGGCGCGCTGCCGGATGGGCCGGTGGAGATAGCACCGGGCCGCGGGGACCTGATGCGCACGTCGGTGCCGGTCGGCCCGAGCGGGCCGCTGATGAGTCCGTGGCTGACGAGCGGCGGTCCGACGAACGCCGTGTGGACGGTCGATGGGCGCCAGGTCAGCTTCGCGCGGATCTTCAGCCAGCAGCAGTGGGTGGCGGCCGCGATCATGCGGATGCTGACGTGGTCGGTGCGGGTGCCGCTGAAGGTGTACCGGCGCACGGGCGACGATTCCCGCGAGCGGCTCCGCGACGGCGAGCATCCGCTGGCGAGCGCGATCGCCCATCCGTGGCCGGGCGGCTACCCGGCCGCGCTGACGATGGCGCTGCTCGGGCCGTTCTTGGTGCACGGCAACTCCGTGATCGAGATGATGGAGGGCCGCTCCGGGGCGATCGCGTTCGAGCCGCACGACTGGCGCGTGACGATCCCGCAGAAGGCGACGCCGGGCGCGATGCACATCGACGGCTGGAAGGTGTACGACGAGATGGGCCAGGCGGTCCGCTCGTTCTCCGCGGATCAGGCGATCCACGCGAAGTGGTGGAGCCCGCTCGGGCCGGAAGGCATCAGCCCGCTCCAGCAGCTGGGCGTGACCCTTCGCATCGAGGACGCCGCGATGCGCTACCAGCAGGCCCAGTTCCGCAACGGCGCGCGGCCGCCGAGCGCGATCACCGCCACCACCGAGTTCTTGGGTCTCGAGCCGGAAGTGCGCGACAAGCTGCTGGAGCAGCTGCGCGAGGACGTGACGGTGTTGTACGCAGGTCCAGAGAACGGCGGGCGGCCCGCGCTGTTGCCTCCGGGGCTCGACTGGAAGCCGGTCGGTCACACGTCCCGCGAGGCGGAGTTGATCGAGCAGCGCTACATCGACCGCGAGGAGATCGCGGCGGTGTTCCAGATCCCGCCGCCGATGCTCGGCGACCTGCGGCGCGCGACGTTCAGCAACATCACCGAGCTCCGCCAGGTCGCGTACACGGACGGGCTCGGGCCGCCGCTGGTGATCATCGAGCAGGTCCTGACGTCGGTCTACCAGGAGTTGACCCGCGAGCGCGACGTGTACGTCGAGTTCGACTTCGCGGGCGTGCTCCGCGGCGACTTCCTCAAGGAGATCAACGCGCTGCGCGCCGCGATCGCGACGGGTCTGATGACGCCGAACGAGGGCCGCGCGACGATCAACCGGCCGCAGAGCGCGGAGGCGAACGCGGACAAGCTGTGGATGCCGTGGAACAACCTCTGGCCGATGGGCACCGCGCCGCCACAGAACCGCTCGGTGCGCCGCTCGGGAGCCGGTACGGGCGCCGAGGCAGCCGCGGAGCGGCCTGTTCTGCACATCTGCACGAACTGGCGCACTGCCGTCGACGCGGAGCGCGCCGCTCAGGCGATCATCGTTCCGGACGACTTGCTGGACGACCCGACCACCGCCGAGGAGGCGATCGCGTGAGCGAGAAGCAGAAGAACGCCGAGCAGCCCGGCACGTGGCTGGGCGAGATCGAGGGGCACCTGTGGGCCATGCGGCCCGAGGCGCTCGCCACGTTGTGCAATCTGGCGGCCAACGGGCTGCTGGGCGCGCAGATCGAAGCCGACGTGGAAGCGGCGAAGCGGCGCGGGCGCCCGGCCGCGATCAGCGGCGGCGTGACGACGGTGTCGCTGAAGGGCGTGCTCGCGCCGGTCGGTGGGCTGCTCGCGCTGTTCTTCGACATCCCGAACCCGCTCGACGTGTTCCGCGAGGGCATGCGGGAGGCGCTCGCGAACCCGGACGTGGGCGCGATCGTCATCGAGATCGACTCGCCGGGCGGCGTCGTTGACGGCATCCCGGAGATGGCCGCCGAGCTCCGCGCGATGCGCGGCTCGAAGCCGATCGTGGCGCACGCGAACACGTTGGCCGCGAGCGCCGCCTACTGGCTTGCCTCTCAGGCTGACGAGGTGATCACGACCCCGAGTGGCGCGGTCGGCTCGATCGGCGTCTACGCCACGCACCGCGACATGAGCGGCGCGATGAAGATGATGGGCGTCGAGACGACGCTGATCAGCGCGGGCAAGTACAAGACGGACGGCTCGCCGTTCCAGCCACTGTCGGACGGTGCGCGCGCACACATCCAGGAAGACGTGGACCACTTCTACGGGCTGTTCACCGCCGATGTGGCGCGTGGCCGCGACGTCAAGCAGGCCGACGTCAAGAGCGGCTATGGCGAGGGCCGGGTGCTCAACGCGAAGGCCGCGTTGGCTGTCGGGCTCGTCGATCGCGTCGAGACCATCGGCGAGACCGTGGCTCGGCTCTCCTCCAGGAGCCGGGGCACGACGGCAACGACCGGCGCCGAGGGCTCGACCCCGGAGCGCCAGGCACTGGAGGAGGCTGAGGCGGACGCCAGGGCCATCGAGACCAGCGGTTCGCTGGTGTACAGCGAGGACGAGCGCAAGAGCGTGGCGGAGATATACGCGGCGCTCGGACTCGACCGCACCCACGACGCCGTTGGCGTCTAATCAACCGAAGGGAACTGGATCAGCATGGACTCAAAGGGCACCATCCGGAACCGCCTGAAGGCGGTCCGCGAGGACATCTCCGAGACGCGCAACGAGCGCGCCGCGGCCCGCACCCAGCGGGACTCCGCGCGCGACAAGTTCGCCACCGCGGAGCACGACGGGAAGATCACCGACTGGCCCGAGTTCGACGCGGCGCAGGAGGCCGTCAAGACGGTCGGCCAGCTGGAGGACAAGCTGGCGGACCTGACGGCGACGGAGAACGCGCTGCTGCAGATGCTCGGCGAGGACGCGCCCGCGGCCGAGGCCGTCCGCGGCGTCGCCAACGAGCTCTCGACGGTGTCGGCGTGGGACGGACACGCGCTGCTGCGCTCGGAGAGCTCGAACTACCGCCAGGCGGTGGAGCGCGGCATCTTCTCGTCGAACGCGAAGTTCGGGACCGTGATGCTCGGGCAGATCGCGAGCCGCGAGGACGCCGTGAACTTCCTGTCGGCGGTGCCGAACGCGCCCGCGGGTCCCGTCACGTCCACGTCGGTGAGCGTCGGCATCGTGCCGGACCGCCGCGGCGTCATCCCGCCGCTGCTGCGGCGCCTGACGTTCCTGGACCTGATCCCGAAGGGCACGACGGACTCCAACTCGATCGAGTACGTCCAGGTGCAGTCCGCGCCGGGCACGTCCGGGCCGGTCGCTGAGGGCGCCGTCAAGCCCGAGGTGGGACTCGTCCTCGACGACGCGACCGCGCCGGTCCGCACGATCGCGGGCTGGATCAAGGTCAACCGCCAGGCGATGGATGACATGGCCGGGCTGGCGACGCTGATCAACACGCTGCTGCCCTACGACGTGCGGCGCTCGATCGAGAACCAGATCCTCACGGGCGACGGCTCCGGCCAGAACCTGCGCGGCATCCTGAACACGTCCGGGCTCGGCGCGCCGCTGTTCGTGGCGGGCGACAACCCGGCCGACGCGATCCTCCGCGCGATGACGGCGGTCATCCTGTCGGACGCCGACCCGAACTTCGTCGCGGCCAACCCGCTGACGTGGCAGGACATCCTGCTCGTCCGCGAGGGCTCGGGCGGGCCGGGCGGTGAGCGGCAGGGCGAGTACCTCGCGGGAGGCCCGTTCATGATGACGGCGCCGACCATCTGGGGGCTCACGCTCACGGCGAACCGCACGATCCCGCAGGCGACCCCGCTCGTCGGCGACTCGATGGGCGCGACGCTGCTGTTCCGCGAGGGCGTCAACGTCAAGACGAGCGACTCGGATCAGGACGACTTCATCCGCAACCGCGTGACGGTGCTCGCGGAGGCGCGGGTGGCCTTCCCGGTCTGGCGGCCCGCCAGCTTCGCGATCGCGCAGACGAGCGCGCCGTGACCGTCGGCCGGGCCGGGGCAAACCCGGCCCGGCCACTGGAGGTACCAAATGGCTGACGTCAGCCGCAGGACCGAGCTCGGTCCGTCGATGCAGATCAACTCACTGGAGGAACAGATGGCGCATATCGCTCAGAAGGACGCATATGTCGAG